ACCCAGGTTCTTGCGACGCAGAGCACCCACAAAGTCCTCATAGGTCACGCCTTCAATAGCCAGCAAGTTTGCCAAGCCAAGGACACCCAGACCAACTTGGTTATCTTTGCGGCTGTAGATACCAGATTCATCTACCCCAGTTTGTTCATAAAGCTCACAAAGGAACTTCATGCCATCAGCGAAGGCTTGAGGAATCTCATCAATCTTAGTGAGACCCAAATTGATATGAGACAGCAGACAAGTGTCCCGAGACTTCAAAAGAATCTCTTGGCACACGTTGGAGTAGATACGCTCACCATTGGCGTCGTACTGCTTTTTCACAATCCAAACATCACCCTTACGGGCAGCGTCCATGATTGCTTTCAATTTGTCTGGTTCGTCAATAATTAGAGGATCAACATTAACGCAACGTTTGATCCAAGGAATACGACCGCGATCGTAATTAACAAACTCCAAAATGTCAGGATGATCTGCGTCAAGATGAGCAACCACCGCACCATTCCGGTAGGTACCGCCGCGACGAAGAATCTCGTTGAACTTGGAGTAAATCTCCATGAACCCACAAGGGCCTGAAGCAACCATTCCGTGAGTGTTCTTTGTGCCCCTGCCGCGAAGCTTAGAAAGATGGATAGCCACCCCTGCACCGTATCGAAGAGCTTTACTAGCAAATTGCCAAGACCCTTCAAGCCCATCTTCGTGCTCGTCCATTGTGTCTTCCACAACGAACACAGTACAACTAACGGGATAACGGCGGGTGGGATTCTCAATCCAGCTCTCCACCCTCCCGGTCATCGCGATTGCTGGGTTCAGAGTCGCTTTGGTCAGTTTCATCGTTGTCAATTGCTCGTTGAAGTGAAGTGATTACAAAGTCTTCCCACTGATCTTCAGTGAGTTGAGAAAGGGGAGCTAGTTCAGGGTGCTCGTCTTCGTCCCAATAGAACTGAATCGAACCCTCGCCTTCATCATCTTCCTCATATTCGGCTTCGACGTATTGCCAAGCGCCTTGAGGAATTTGTTTCAGCAGTTCATCGTAAGGCTTCATAGGTCTGAGAAGTCAACGGGTTTGTAGTTGGGGCCTTTTTGGACTTTTCCATCCACTTTTGTGAAAGGAAACTTGGACCAGTTAGAGGTGTAGAGCCGATCAAAAGCAGAATCAGGATCCACACCCAAGGTAAGAAGCAAACCATAAGTGACCCATAGTAGGTCGCAGGCTTCTTTGATAACTTGTGCGCGAGACTCATTGCGATACGCATAAAGAAGTTCATAGAACTCTTCTTCGACATACGCAAGTTGCTGTTCACGCTGTTCGTTATCAGGATTGGTTAACTGGTCCGCTCGTTGCATCCAAGTCCGAACTAATTCGGAGTTCGAAGTCAGCATCGTCAATAACCTCCTGATAAATGTTTTGGCGTTTGCTCCACTTGGCGTCCCATTCTTCTGATCGTTTGATCAGCCGGTCAAGATACCACCGAGCTTTTTTGAGATCCTCAGTACCGTTTTTGTGTTGGTGCCGAGTGACGTATTTAATGATGTTGCCTTCAATAAAATCAAAGGCGTGGCTTTCGATGTAATCAATACATTCAATTACTCCTTCGTCGAAGGCGTAGTGGCTGGGACAGATGGGATCGAAGTTGGGGTCCATAGTTGAACTTCATCGAATGTGTACTCAGTGTCACGGAGGATGCGAGCAAGGCGTGCTTGGGTCAAGGCGTAATCAGCACCTAAACCTTTCTTCTTGTATTGACTGACTACAGTTCTCCATGCGGCGGCTTCGTCAAACCCAGTTTCCTCGATAAGTCTTTCCGCTGTTTTTGGTCCCACGCTAGGGCAGCCAGGATAGCCGTCAGTGGAATCACCGGTAAGAGCCTGACGATAAAAATAGACATCAGCTTCAAGTTGGGAAATGTGATAGATGTTGCCTTCGTTATCTAGGTGAAGACCTGGGATCTGTTTAAGATCTTTATCGCCAGACCAGATAACTGTTTTGTACTGGTATCGAGTACCGAGGATGCCAAGAACATCGTCAGCCTCTAGTCGATGCCAGCACTCGGAGGGAAACTGCTGTTCAGCCCAACGTCGTACTGCTCTATACCCCACAGGTTTGCGACGGTCGTAACGAGTACGGTGTGCTTTATAGGTGGGTGCAACGTCCTTACGGAAGTTTTCATTAGCAGTCCAACAAAGCGTGAATCGATCAGCTTGTGCTTGGTTGCGTTTGGTTTCAAGTAGCTCATTGAAAATAAACTGAGCTTCTTTGACAGGAAGGTGAGTTGTGATGATGTCGGTGGACCATTCAATCTCAACTTCAGCGGAAACGACTGCTTGGAACAGCAGCATATCTGCGTCAAGCAGCAGCCAAGTCATCAGTACCTCCTTGATGGGTTCCCAGCTTATTGACCTTGGCTAGGTAGTCCACTGCTTTGAGGACGCCTTCGATATTGTCACCTAGCTTGCCGATGCCCGTGTTGCAGTTGTTACACAGCCAACCACGGTGCTCACTGCTGTCGTGACAATGATCCCAATGAAGCTTCTCACTGGTCTTACCGCAACACTCGCACGGCGTACCAAGTGGAGGAGTTTTATGTTTCTTTCGAATTTTTAAGTAATCCCTTTGCATTTTGGCGTTGCAAGGTAAACAATCAGGACGATGCCAAGTACCGTTACGACCGAACTGACTAATATCTTTCGTCTCTTTACAGACCTTGCAGGTCTTAGTGACACTCTGCCCAATTGTCTCCAATTTTGTATTCTGAATCGATTGCAATACGGAGTCCAAGTGCATCTCCTGCCAAGCGAGAAGACCCGACTGCAATAAGTCCAAGTTCTTCTGCGCGTTCTCCTGCGACTGCGAATTGCACTTCATCGTGAACGTGAGCTAGGAAGGACCAATCAACGCCGTAGGTAAACCCTGCTGCCGTAAGTTCGTCGTAGCAGGTGTTGTACCAAAGCTTGCTAATGATGGCACCAGCGCTCTGTAAAAGGAAGTTCAAAGCGCTATGTGAGGACCGGATTATTATCCGTCTACCGTCTAACGCTTTAACAAATCCTTCATCTTCTGCTTTTGCTACTACTCTTTTAGAAAGCGAAGCCAAAGCGGGCATATTACGGAAATACTTCCGCTTCAGCTTTGCCCCATCCTGACCCGTAATCAGACCTAGCTTCTCTGCCCCTGCTCCATACATCAAGGCATAGAAGAACGTCTTTGCCTGGTCTCTGGTGGCGAGTCCTGCGGCCTTTTGATTGGCCGTATGGATGTCGCCGTTCAGCACTTCGTCTGCAAACTTACCGTCATCAAACGGCCATAAGTAATGGGCAAGGCATCGAGCCTCGATCCCACTGAGGTCCACGCCAACCTGTTTGGTGCTTCTTCCTCCCCCGAGGAGGCCAGGTCCAAACAGAGCTCGGCACTCCGGTCCCAGGGCTGACCTGACAGCAGGTACCTGGGCCATATTGGGGTTGACGTGGCTACAGCGAGCAGTGGCGCAGCCAACAGTAATCACACTGCCGTGAATCCTGTTGTCGCTTTCCACCAGTTTCAACCAAGCATTGTTGCCAGTGCTTAGCTGACCCAATCGCTTTTGGAGCGTGAAGTGTGAAACAAAATCTTCAGCTCCAGGAATCTTCGACAGAACTGTTTCATCCACTTTGGGTTTCCCCTCTTTGGTGAACTCCTCTGGCTTCCACTCCAGAAGTGTCTGTAACACCCAAGCAACATGATCCCGAGAGTTCGGGTTGAGGTCCGTAAGACGGCACATTGCTGCACCACCTACATACCCTCTGGTTTTGTTGTCTCGCTTGGGCGTGAAGAGCCCTCCGTCAACGAACGGGAACCGTTGTCTCAATCGTTCGCCGAGAGTATTCAGTTGTTGATTGATCTCAGCTTCAAGTTCCAAAGCCCCTTGAACATTGAAACCAAAGCCAGATCGTTCCTGCAGGGCGATGAGTTGCGCGAAACGCATCTCTAGGTCAACGGCACAAGGGATGTCGTCAGCCTTCGGTTGCAACCGAGCCCAAAGCTTACGGTTCAATTCAACGTCACAGATGCAGCGCTCAGCCAGTTCATCAGTCAGCACACTGAAGTCCTCAAGACCAGCGTGTCGCTTGGTATAACCCAAACGGAACCCATACGCTTCAAGGCTGTGACGACCGTAGAGCTGTATAGGCATCCCTTCCCACTTCTTCTTAAAATCCCGGTCAAGAATATCTGGGTAAAGCATCCGGCAAAGGATCAACGTATCGACAACTTTGCCTTTGGGTTTAAACGTTGGATATAGCTGTTGTATTGCTGGTATGTCGTACTGAATGATGTTGTGACCAATCAGTACATCCGCATCTTCAAGAACCTGAAGCCACTCCTTTGAGTCCTTGTACAGAACTGTGTTTGTACCGTCAGATACTGCACAGCAGTGGATCTTAGTAACGTCCCTAATCTTGAGAGCATTCGTCTCCACGTCGAACGTTACCATCGAGAAAGACCTTGAGGTTTCGGCTGTAGCAGAAGTCAAGGAAGTCCTCAAGCTGGTCGTAGTTGAACTGGTTGCAAGCGTCATTGGACTTGAAAAAGGGCTGACAGACGCGCCTAGCTTTTTCAGTGGCAGCAAGGGCTGTCACCTTAAGCTGGTTCATCTCAGAGACATGAACGTCAAAAGTCGGATTCAAAATGATCATCGAATTGTTGTGGCTTACTACTGCCGGAAAGCTCCAACATTCTGCCTGTAGTTTCGTTGTATTTCACAGTGCCTGAAACACCGCACCAACCTGTAAAACGATTTTTAAGAACTCGGACAATTGTTCCTTCTGAATCGTTCTCAGATTGCTGATTTCGTTCAAGACCAACACAGATGTCACTAAGTTGGCCGATAGCAGCGCTACCACGAAGTTGTGAAAGGGATGTTTGAGCACCGTTTTCGTGACCTTTGTCACCAGTAGGGCGGCGTAAGTGTGACACCAAAAGCATCCCGCAGCCTGTTTCTTCAACAAAGCTTCGGAGTTTTGTCATCGTTTGATCAATCGCCCTGCGTTCGTCTCCTTGGTCCAAACCTGAGACAAGAATCGAGAGGTGATCGAACACAATCCAATTACACCCGCAACCACTAACCAAATGGCGTATGCGGTTAAGCAGAACGGTAGGGTCAAGAGAGCCAAAATGATCGTACAGAAATAGCCGACCCGTTCCGAGAGTGCGATTGAACGCGTCCTCAATTTGTTCATCAGTGAAGTGACCTCGATCAATGTGGACAGGATAATTAAGATCCATACCGACGAAACGCCTAGCAGTACGTCGAATGTTCTCCTCCAAAGCGACATAACCAACTGTTTCGTTCTGTCTCGTAAGCAGGTCATACGCAATCTCTGAAACAAACGTACTCTTCCCAATCCCTGAACCAGCCGTGATAGTAATCAGCTCGCCTTTACGCAGCCCGTGGAGCTTGTCGTTCAAGAACTTGTAGGGGTACTCAGCACTTTCGGTCTTGGGGTCTTCTAGGACCATCTGGAGCAGTTTGCTGCCACTGATGATTCCATCTGGTTCGTACTCAGCAGCAGTCCACACCATCTGCATGATGGCTTTGCTATCGCCTGCTACTAGTGCCTCGTTGGCATCCTTGTACTTCTCGATCTTGCCAACCTTACCCACGCGTGGCGGAAGTAGTTGGATGGCGTTCTTGACTGCTTTCTGTCCGTGATCATCACTGTCAAAACACAGAATGATCTCTTCAAATTTCAGTAACCAATCGAGATTACTCCGAATGGATTTCTCCGCAGAGTCAGCGCCATTCGGTAGCGAGACGCACGGCCAACTCTTTCTGGTTGCTGCGTAGCTAAGGCAGTCGTACTCACCTTCAAAGATAACCAGCAACTTGCCACCACTCCACTTCTCCTGCCCGAGAAACGTATGGTCAGGATTGGTTCCATGCTGGACAAAGTTCTTGTTTGGCTTACGAATCTTGTAGCCAGTAAGACGACGTTCTTTGTCGTAGATGGGCCAGAAGTAAGCCTCACTGTCGCCATAGGTACCCTTGAAATATCCAAAGAGCTTGCACGTCTCCTCTGGAATACTCCGACTTGGTATGGCGTGGTAAGAGCCAATAAGCGGTTCGATCTCAGTGTGCGGATCATGAGTGGCAAAGGTGGACATCGTGAAGGAAGTGGAAGAACCGGAAACGTGATAGGTACAACCTGGGGTGAAGCAGTGCTCACCACCGTCGTCATACAAAGCAACGTTGTCGCGTGAGCCACACTTGGGGCAGTTCAATCTGCGAACAACGCGGGACATAAAAAGAGACCTCCAGGGCGGTTCTGTGCCCCAGAGGTCTCGGTGTCCTTTCACTTGTCCGGCAGAATCATAGCATCGCTACGACCAGCTAGACGGGATGATCGGACCCTCACACCAGGGCACACTGTACTTGTCACACCAACGGGCGTAGGTCATACTCCCTGTTTTGGTGAGCTTTTGATGCGGTTTTTGTAGGACCATTCGAATATCAACTGATGGATGCTGCTCCTTGAACAGCTTGATCAGTCTCCTGTCCTCCGCATCGAAGTAACCCTTTACCTCAAGCACTACCCCGTTACTGAGAACGAAGTCAGGGGTGTAGCTACGAGGAATGAGCAAGTCGTACTTGTACTGCTCATACTCCCAGCTAACCCCCGATGCGTTGAGGTGATCAGCTACTTTGCCTTCAAAGCCCGAACGAAACCCGTCTGCTTGGCGTTTGCCGTACTTATGGAATCGTCGGGTCACTTACTCAAAAGTCAGGATCTTCGCCAGACACAGTAGCAAGTTCTTTCAGGTTTGGTTTGGATTGCTTGAACCCAGATTGCTTGCTGAAAGCTTTGGCAATATCAAAATCACCACGGTCTTCACCAGTACCAGTCACAGCCTTGAGTACCTGAATACCCTTGGGGCACAGCCGAAGGCCACCACGAGGCGCCTTACGAGGGATGTACATCGGCTTGATGGCTACGAGAATCTCAGAGCCCTCACGCAACTTCAAATCAACAGCAAGAGGCTGCAGTTCACTGTCTACCACAGGCAGAGGAAACTCCCCATAGCTGGGTTTAGCAGTCAGTTTGATTACGGCTGAACCGTCTTGAGACATCTCAAACGGTGCGTCATAAAAACTTTTCTTCCCCGTCTGGTCACGATACCAGGCACATGCTGCGTCATACGCCTCAGAGATCTCTTCAACAATCTCTTCTGCGTCTTGCATAAGAACCTTGATACGGAAGTCACACGGTTCATTGTTGTAGGTAGGGATTTCGTAGAAGCTGGGAATCCAGCCAGTCAACGTGCCTTGAATCTGCACAGGACTCAGTGTCTAAAGGACCCACAGAAGGTACCTGCGGTGCATACGCCAAGAGGACAGCAGGGGACAGCTCTTGAAGTGGCCCCTTTAAGTGGCTCTTTAAGGACCCTCTGAGTACCTTTAAGTACCTTCTTAAAGAGGTTCTTAAAAAGGTCTCTAGCCGTCTCCTTAAAGAGGTACTTAGAGATACTTAAAGAGTCTTTCTTAAAGAGGTCTTTCGCCACTACTTAAAGAACCACTTCATGACTCCTCAAGATCCCAGTCAAGTTCCAGTAACTATGACTGAAGAAGAACTAGCTGAGTTCTTGGATGAAATGTTGGAACGTATTGAAGCTACAGAAGATGACCAACACGATCCTTCTATTTGGGAGCAGAAGTGAAATGTCAGAAGCAGTAACTCTTGATGTTGAAGTTGTGATTGATGAATATGAATATGCTCGTGATCAATACAAGAAAGCTGTAGGTGATCAACAGAAAGATTTTTGGGATGGGTATTTAGCTGCTCTTGAAACCATCTGTGGTGAGGTTGTGATTAATGAGTGATTGCTACACCGAGGAAGAACTCAATCAGATGTGTGACAAAGCTGAACTGGATGATCTCACCAACCGCTGTCTCGTGGCGTATTGGGATAACACCCAGTTCAACAACTCTCTGATTGACGCCCCAGAGCGTCTCTACGCCACTTGGACGGTGCTTCTGGGGTGGATGGAGCAGGTAGGTACTCAGAGGGCCTTAGAGGTCCTCAGAGAGGCCTCTGGTAAGGTTGATGGTTAACCAAAGGAGTATCAGTCAAAGCCACTATTTGATTCGTCATCTTCGTATAGCGATTCCAATTCACCTTCCTCGTTTAAAAACGCACAACGGCTTTCTCTGATCCTTTGGTACTCATTCTCCAAGAGGTCAGCAAATGCACCGACTAACGATTGGCACATCCCTGCTTCTACTACTGACTTATGAAGGACGGATTGTGCCTCTGCAACAGCAACTACTTTCTCTGCGTCATCCATCCATACCAACTCTCGCTCCTCATCTTCCTCAGAATCCAGGAACTCAAGTGCCTGATTGGCTCGATCTTGTAGCACCGCCATTCGTGCCATCAGGAGTGGGACATACTGAGCTGCCACTTGCTTAAGTGGTGCGTAGAACTTCTCCTTGGCGTTAGCTGGGACTAGCATCGTCACGGCCATTTGCTGAAATCAATTTAGAGCAAATTTACTGTCTAGCTCTTTGTAATTGACCCACCCGTGGCCGTGATAGTAGTAAGACCCGTACACCTGTACTACTGTTTGAGCTAGTTGCTATTGCGACTCATTCTCAATAAGTAAAACTAGTGCAGGTGTACTACCTTTACTCCCTCTGCTTACTGCTATTGCAACTCATTCTCAATAAATTTAAGTATAAATAAAGGCCTCCTAAATAGGAGGCCGTTAGTATCATCTACCCGCCCACAATCGAGCAAGGGTTACAGCTAAGAAGGGCAGTAGAGCTAAAAGAAAATTGGATAAGAACCGCTGCAATTTATATCTCAATTCTCCCAATTCTCCACTGCTGTATAAAGATCGTTTCCTAAATATGTCATAGCAGCGTTAACAAAAGCTGTCGCTAAATCGTCGGGATCTTCGATTGTTTGACCTTCGACAAGTTGCAACCTGGAGGTGTAACCGTAAGCGTCGCAAGCTAGGTCTAGCCATTCAAGGATTGACGTTTCGTTGTCTCTGTAAAAGTCCAGAAGATCTTTGGTATAGCACATATCAATATTGATGAAGTCTGACGTTTGATAGTTGCAAAGGTCTTCTGGGTTGTCGTTGTAATGTTCAACAAACCAAGCGACGCAATCATCCTCCAGGTCGTAGTTATCCTCCAGGATGTAACTTAAAGAGTCGTAATCGCACTGCACTAGTTCACGTTTGCAAAGGTCTCTATAAATATCTTTCGCGTTATCTGTAAGGTGTGACCAATCAAACGACGGACTAGGTTTAAAGATACTCAAGGCCTTACACAACTTGGCGTAGCCTTCACTAAACATTCCCGAGTGATGCTCACTCCAGAACAGGTAATGGGCTGAGGCTATGTCGAAACGGTCAAAGGTTGCGGAGGTCATCGGAAAGTTCCTCGGTGTTGGTTTGGTTGTAGTCTTTGTCTGCTAGCTCCTGTTCATACTCCCAGAGCACTTGCTGGTTCTCGCACCATTGCCAGTAGGCATAGAAAGCAGAGTCTGTTTCGCAGTACATCATTTAATCAACTGTTGCGTGCCGCTGTTGGTTGTTGTGATAGTTGCCAGTTGTTGCACTGCCATAAAAGACAGGGAACCAATAGCAAGACAGGAGAAAAGAAATAGTTTCATTAGTACAACTGGCTAGGTTTGATTTCGTTGCCATCTTGATCTACACAGCGGTAGCCAAGGCCTGCAAAGGTTCCTAGATCACCAGGGAGTAGGGTCTTTGACTTAGCCAAACGGATCAAGAGAATGGCTGTTTGATCTACTGGGTAGGCTCTAAACCTGCCGTAGCTTGTTTCAACTTTGAAGCAAAGGTCTTTCATCATTGCTCTACCTCAGCGTTAAGGAGAAACCCTCGGGAGTAGATGTCAACGATCCCGAAATGGTAATGATCCTCCCACTTATCGAGCTGCTGATCAGCCTGTTGATAAGTATCAAAGCAATCCAGCACTTTTAAAGTGCCGTGATCCGTCAAAAGACAGATGTTCCAAGGTTCAAAAGACATAGGACGTAGGAAAGGAAAGGAAGCAAGACCTCTCGGCTCGCTTGATGGCTACCCTACAGCCTGTCAGGGTTAAGGCTAGGGAGCTGTTGTGAATCGTTACAAACCGTCAAAAGGGCCTAGGAAAGCCAGGAGAGGCCTTCTGAGAGCTCCTGAGGGTAAAGGGTGCTGAAAGGGTTTTAAAGGGCTCTCAGAGGCTCCTAGGGCCTAGCTGGTTGTGGCATCGAGCGCGTGCATATATGCGTGTAGCCGCATAACCGCATAACTCCTAACTCATACTCAGTCCGCCTTAGGACCCCCAAGGAGCCCTGCAATTGCGACTCATTCTCATTAATAGCCAGCGCGAGGCCCAGGAGGGGGGTAACGACGGCGGGGCAATACGTTAACTAGTGCTCAAAAATCTGAAGCAAAACCTTTTTACCCCTTGACAAAAAAAAAAAGCAGGCCTCAAAGACCTACTTATTCCTGCTTCTGTTCTGGCTAGGACTCTGAATCCTTAGATTGGAGTGCCCATTGTTCTTAGGGTTCCCATCCTTATGGTCTACGTCCTTACCCCTGAGGTCATACCCAGCCTTCTTGAGCTTCCTACGGGCCTTATTACGGCTACTACGGTTCTCCCTTTGCTCTGCTTTGGAGTGGTAGTTGTCGTATTCCTTGCGGTAGTTACGCTCAGCCACAGCTAGACCCAGTTCAGTGCTTTACCAATAGTAGGAAACTCTTTGCAAAAGATTTGTTTAACCTCGTTAGCAATATTCATATGTTCCATTTGAGTCCCATTTTGAGACCGTAGATCAATGTAATGAATCCAACTCCGAACACTACCAGCCATATACATTCGAGTCGGAGTAGCCAAAGGCAGTACATCACGAGCACACTCTTTAGCTACACCCATTGAGACCATTTCTCTGTACAGGTCTTGTGCCTCTTCAAAATGCTGATTAATCCTTCGGTAAAAGATTTGAGTTTTATCAGCAGTCAAATCATCAATACTGTTTTGTCTATTGCTGTTGTCTTGTCGTCTGAGGTGAGGAGCTCTAGCAGAACCAAGGAGGTTTGTATCTGCGTATCTTTGGCTGAACTCTTGAAAGCTAAACGACCTATGCCTAAGGATTTGAGCAGCAACACTCCTAGTGGTTTCAATTTGTAACACCATATGAACCATCTCAAACGGAGACCAATGTTTGTGGTCTATGAGGTATTGGATAAGTCGTTCTGATCGTTGACCTACACCTTGATTAACTGGGTTAGAGACTCTAGCCATGTACACCAGCAACTCCTCTGCATCTGGTGTAACGGTGATCAGGGCTACGCTAGCCATTCTCATTAGGTATTTAAAGGCACCTAAGAGTACTACAGGACTCTTTAAGTGGCCTTTAAGTTAACGGCTAGAGACCTCTTTAAGACCACTTTTAAAAGTGTCTTAAAAGGTCTTTAAGTACTTTAAAAAGGAGACAGCTAAAGACCTCTTTAAAAAAGACTCTTTAAATATCTTTAAGTATCTCTAAATACCTTTAACCACACTCTAAGCACCCCTGTCAAGAGGCCTCTCTTTGTCGTATCTCTTAAAAGGGGTCTTTTTTGGTAAGCACTTAGAGGGGTCTTTGGACGTAAGCCCTCTGAGAGGCCTTTAGAAGCCCCTCTAAGACCCCTCTAGACCCTTTTAGCTATCTAACCAGTTACAGGACCCTGAAGAGGCATACAGAGCCTTCTGAAGGTCTTCTAGGGAATTAGCGTATCCAATGGCATCAATGGACAGACCACCGTCACCTTGGATGAACTTACGTTCGATCTCCCACTGCTCTCTAAGACGGTTATCAATAGCTTTCTGTTCTGTGAGGGCCATGGACTCCGTAAAGTACTGAACAGCCATTGCAAGGGCATCTAAGCGGTCGTCATGTCTAATGCTGTTTTTCTCTTTGGTAATCCGAGTGAGTTGAAAGAAGAGTTGGTATTGGCTTCTAGTTTCGCTTGGGTAGCTCTCTGTGGAGGAAAGGTCATGAAGGATTACATCCGTATCGACCATAAGCCGGTGTTGGTTAAGGACAGGCTCAAGGGTGTCGATGATGCGGACTTCCTTTTGCTTTGTATGTCGGACCTCTTCAACGCTGCAGGGGTAAATCGTGCCGAGGTAGCGCTTGAGAAGCTCAGAGAACATCCCGAGGCCGAGGTTGCTTTCAACAATTATTTGCTTGACCTTGTACTCCTTAGCGATGAGGGCAAGCTTCTTGAGGTTCGGTTCGCTGTAGCCACCCCGAAGGCCACCGCTAGCGAGAAGGAAAAGGTTGCCGTTCAGGTATGCAACTACCGAGTAGCCAAGCTCGTCGCTGCCGCGTCCAGAGGGGTCAACAGCCATGACAACCCCGGTGTATTCAAGAAACTCATCCCCTATCTGGGCAGGTTTGTAGAAAAGATCACCATGAAGGCCGACAGAGGGTAGGTCTAGGGCTTTATCGCCGTTAGCCATCCACACAACCTTATTAGGGCCTTGTTCACGGTTTAAACGGAACACACAGAGGTCTCTAAGCTTGAGAGGAAACCGCTCCTCATCGCTCAGTGAGATGTCCAGCAGGAATTGAAGGTTGAACGTAGACCGACCAATAGAAAGCTGTCTGGCTTCTAGTTCTTCCCAGTCAAAGCGTCCAGGGTCTACAGGGTGTCCAGCTAAAGAGGAGTCTTTGGCTAGATCAGCTTTGATTCGAGGTGCAAGGCGATCACCGTAATAGTCCTTGAACTTCTTGTTAGTGGGGTACAGAGCAGGCCAAATTCTGACTTCGTAGCCAGAAACCTCAAGCTTTGCGTAAACACTGTCTTGGGTGTGAGGAGTGCCAAGGAACACGATTTCCCCACCGGGCTTGATCACGGAGTCAAACTCTTTAATTGATTCCCGAAGCTTGTCTCGGATCAGTTGGGTTTCGCAGGACTGTGGTGTTTCAACGTCGTCAGCAACGATAAGATCAGCGCGTGAGCCAGTAATCTGACCAAAAATGCCGCTGGAACGTACTGAAGGAGACTGGTCTGGTTTCGCTCCGTAAACGTCAAAAGCAACCTTGCTAAACCGTTGGGTGTCGCTAGGGAACAAGTCTTTGACCATGAACCAGTTTCGGAGCAGGTCATGACAAAAGACGGAGAACGCATCAGCACGGTCCTGAGCTGCAGAGATCACCAGCACCTTACAGTCTGGATCCCGACGTAGCCTCCACAGCACATAGCCAGCCGTAAGAAACGACTTACCGCAGCCCCTATACGCCATGATGATGCGCCGACTAGGACCCTCCTGAAGGTAGTCAGCTACTTGGTATTGAACCGGTGTAGGGCTAGGAAGCCGAAGGTAATGCCAAAGGTGTGTAGCAAAGACAGGAAAGCTAGCTACAGCATCCTGAATAATTTGTTCAGTTTGTTTTGAAGTCCTTGGCATTGTTGGCCCACTTGAACACTTGGCTCAAGTTATTCTGCAGGATCAAATTCATTTGGATGAAATGCAGCAGATACTTCTCCAGGTCTTCTCGTTTGGCATTTGGAATATCTCGTTTCATACGCTCCACCCGTAGCTGCTGCTCTATGGAGAGATTAAGATTGGGCATAGGCGGTAGTTCGTCCATTGCTCGATTTGCGTAGCTCGCTCCTCACAATAGTCAGGGGTGCCTTGAAACCAAGTTTTCCAGTGAAAGCTGCCCTTTTCGTGGTTACAACGCTTACAAGCTGGGACGATGTTGGTTGCTAAATCCTCACCACCTTTAGTTTTGGGGTGAACGTGATCAAGAGTTAGGTCACTGCTTTGAACCCCGCAGTAGGCACATTTACAGCCAAAGGCATCTTTGATTGACTGTCTCCATTGCTTAACCGCTTCACGACGCTGGAGGGCTTGAAGGTTCGCCATAGCAGCCTCAGGGGTCATATAGACAAAACCCCCGGCAGGCGAACGAATCACCATACCGAGGGCTCTGCTTTGTACATAAAGGAAGGATTAGTTCCTAAGCACTAATATAAGACCTAACTTTCTTCATATCGACTTCTGGCAAAGCAGAAATCATTTCGGAGATAGCAGAAACATCACCACCGTTAAGAGCAGTAATGCCTTGATCTTTAAGGAACTTAATTGCGTTTGCAAGGTCAGATGCTTTCACATCATCGCGATTTAACTGATCAATAAGTTTGGTGGCTACTAGACGGTGAAGAGAATAAAGATCACCTTCTGAAGCCAGACCTTCAGTCTTATTTAGAGACTTTTTTGGAGCGGCTGCCATAAAGAACTCGGAATAGTTTCACTCCCAATTGTATGAGACTGTTTTCTTTCAAACGAGAAACAGCAATAAGTTCAGAAGCAGCAAAAGCACTCAGCCAAAGAGCTGCTTGCACTGAAGGATCAGAGAAGTCCATAGGAATAATTAGGACGGTTTCTTGATCAAGATAGCCCAACCCGACCCAGGACCTTCAACAAGCCACCTTTTATTCCAGTTCTTTTGGCTATAAGCCACGCCTTTACCCTTCGTGTGGTTGACATATCCTCCACGGACCATATCGGCCTCACCATTAGGGTCGTGATGTATCCAAGCACCTTCTGTGTAGCCAATGACCACACTGTAATGCCCAGAGCCGCTAGGAGCCCCTACAAGGCCCTTGTGGAGCCATCCGACTACTACAGGCCTACCAGCGTCTATCTCGCCTCTGAGGAGCTCTGGGGTGCCGTTCTGAATGAATTTAGGATCTAGTCCAAGGTATTTGAGGGCCTTGAGTTGAGCATCGGCGCTTGTAGAGTCCCCATAACGTGCCCTGAGCTTGTTATACGCATCGTCACCTTTAATCTTGCCGTAGTAGCTAGCCACCATGGCACAACTAGAGCTGAAACACTCCCGATACCCAGTGGGTCCATTGTCTAGTTGGTACTCGTAAGGTACCTTTAGCAACTTTCCCGCTTGTTGTACCTCCTGCTTTGGCCGTTGACGTTGAACAAGTGTTATCAACTTTGCGGCATAAACAGGATCTGTTGCATATCCTTGTTTTGTTAGTTGTTGAGCTGCTTCTAACGTCGTTTTTGCGTTATTAATTCCGCTGTATTGTTTGTAATCTTTGTACCACCGGGTAACAAGGTATTCAACACACTCTTTGAGAGAGCCAAAATTAAGAAACCCGTCCCGAACAGAAATAGGTACTCCATTTACATACTCCGTGGTGTTGACGGAAGAACCTTTACCTTTTAAACCAAAGTAATTGTGAGTGCCTGATGTGGATCGACCCCAGTTACTTTCAAGAGCCCACTGAGCAGCTACTAGCTCTGGAAACTTTGCTCCAGCTTCACGAGCAAGTTCTACTACACCGTCCCACGAGCCGTTACTGGGAATTGTGTTCTTTGGGCCTGATCGCCACAAATCAGAAAATTTTGCCAAGATTCCAGGAGGCGTATTGTCCTCTAGGAAATCCAAAGCAAAGTTTTGATGTTCTTGATCGCTGTAGTACTTAGCTACATCACGAAGAGATATGTCGGCCATTGAGAAGAATCCGGTCGAGTTTCTCGTCGATGTGCTGAATCCGCTGGTCAATGCGGTCCATCATCGGCATGAGCTCGTCCTTTCTAACAAACTCTTTGTGAACCGTCATCTCTACTTGGTCAATACGACGGTCAAGTTCTGAATGCCGCTTATGTGACCAAGCAAAGGTACCACCAGCAAGACTAGCGATACCAAGGATTGTGGACAGGAGAAAGGAAGGATCCATTAGGCCATACCGCTAAAACCTTTTTTCATTTTGTAAGCCAACCGAACAGCCTTTACATCAATAGAACCAGGACGATATTGATGTCCAGAAGGAAGCGGTTTGGTTTCTTGGATGGAAGGAAGGCTGGGACCACTGCCACTAGGCTTTTGACCTTCACGTTTAATTTCAAATGACGGCATGATTATTTACCTTTAGGTACACAATTAGGAACAGTTTTGGCACCTTTCTTTTTGGTACCAACCATTTCGTAGCCTTTCCAGCAGGGTCCTTTAGCCATCAATTTTCTCCTTTAACTTTTGTGTTGTATTTACGACCACGCCAAGAAAAGTCCTGACGACCAGACTGACGAGCAGCAGCAAAAGCATCATCAAACGAACCTTTATCTGCTTTCATTTGCTGATTACGAAGTTCCATTTGCCGTTTACCTTTGGCTTCGTTGTAATACTCCTGCTTCATTTGAGGAGTCAACCCAGGAGCCTTTGCAGCACCTGCCTGAAGCCCCTCATAAGCAGCAGCAAGGTGGGGAACAATCATCGACAGGCGGGACAACGCTCCACCAATCCCAGAAGCCCCTGCAGCGGTTCTAGCGGCCCCTGAGGTAGTCACAGTGCCAGGCATATTGGCCCGAGGCAACCGAGCCGTTTGCATAGGCCGTTCGTTACCTTTAGGAGTCGGAAGATTACGACCTCGTTGAGTGGCTCCTTGACCTTCAGGAGCATAGCGACCCGCATTGCTACGAGTCTGTCCGCCGCGTTTGATTGGCATGGGTTTACTTGGTTTTATAACCTTTTTTCATCTTGCCACCCTTTTGGATCTGTGGCTTACCTGCAGCTTTGGTTTCTTTAGACCAACGCTTAGCAATTTCAGGATGCTGAGAATACATATAACGCATTTGTTTTTCGGAACTAAACGGCATGAGGTTAAAACAAATTCTTTAAAAATGTTACTAACAAAAACAGCCCAGGTTACTAACCCAGGCTGCAAATAGAATTAAAGGTTTTTAAAGGTTTTACTTACCCTGACCTCGATAAGCCTTTTGACCCTTCTTAGGTTTGCTATTTTTGCTAGACCCTTGCATCGTTTGCTTGGGTTTAGAAGGAAGGCGGACTGGTTTACCGCTCAGGGTTTTCTTGGTTACCACGGAACCCCAGAGGCTTTAGTGGGGGCTTGCTGCTCATCCAGTTGAGTTTGAAGGGCAGCTTCAATTTCAGCTACCTTTTCTTCGGTCAGCTTTTCTTTGACCCAACCCACAACAATTTCAGAGGTGAGTTCGCTGAACGGAATCATTTCCCCTTCAGGCCGCTCAAGACCCATAGAGCCATACGCACCGGCGCTGTAAACCTCGTTAGAGGCATTTACGGTGTAATGAGCAGTAAACACATAACCATCAGCGGTTTCGCGTTCCAGGTTGGCGATAGCCCAAGTAAAAATGGTAGACATTGGTTTGAAACGTTTCTGAACTAGTTTAAGGGGTTTGGTAAAAGCGTTTTGTTTAGTTTTAAGGACATCATCGGATTTTGTCCGATTTTCTCGCTGTTTTTGAGCAAGTAGTGAAGGTGACT